AAACTTAAAGAATCTGCAAAGATCGCAGGCTGGTTAACGCTTGGTGTAACAGCCATAGCAGTTGAGAAAACAGTTGATGGAGTCAAGGCCATCAAAGAAGAAATAGACAATGATGTACCACAGGAACTTGTGCGTTATCATTGTAGTATCGTACGTAACAGCATCAATAACATAACAAAGTTTAGGAGCAAAGATGGTCAAGCTACTGAATTTGTTGCATGATGTAACTGTTATAGTCATATGTACTTTTCTTACTACATCTATGATAGTAGGAATGGCTTTAGTTATCTGGCTTCTCTTTGGAGTCAGATAACTATAGATCATTTACTAGGAGTGTTTCCTTAATTTATGAACTAATGATAGGAGAATAATATCATGAAGTAATTAAATCCAAAGTCCACCAAGTAGAGCTGGTAAGAACGGACTAGGATAGAATGCATCTACCAAGAGGTTGAACTGTAATATTTACAAGGGTAAGTATTGCTATAGTTTGACCTCTTGACACAAAAATATGTAAGACTAGGGTCTTATAACTAACTGGAGAATATTATGTATCACTTTAATAAAAATTTAGAAAACAGAAGAATAGAAGAAATGCACGGATATGATGCATTAAAAGCTATCCAAAGATTGATAAAACTATTAGTTAATGATAGCTTTGATTCTATACACAAAATGGATGGGAATGCAGACAATTACATAGAACTAAACGATTATCTTGAAAGAAATCCAACACTAGAAAAAGATAATAGTGAATTATATATGTTAATAATGACTGCAAAGAGATTACTTAAGTATGGTAAGTAAATACTGATTCCTTAATCTATGAATAAGTCATCGTGTAGACATAGATACACGAACCTAAAGCAAGATAGGGTACAATATCTTACCAATTCGAGAGTAAAGTAGTAATTGGTCTTGCAAATATTTTTACTAATCAATTTACAGATGGAGGTAGTTAGGGCCATCGCCCAAAGCAAGATAGGGTTAATGTCGTTCCAGTTGCGACAAATCACGGACATTTGTCCATCATTATAAAACTGGTCTTGCAAAGTAGTACTGTTTCCTTAATCTTTGGCAACTTTGCCATAACTAACCAACATAGGAGTAAATAATGAAAGATCTTAAAACCGTTGCTAAAAAAGCATTAAACGATGTTCGTAGATCAATACAACAAAACACCAAAGAATCTCTTCTTTGGCTTCAATCATCTGAAAAAGATGAAGATGGTATGTGGAAAAATGAACCCACTACAGTTGAACAGATAGTTAAATGTACAGATGATAGTATATTTCATAATGTCTGGGTAAAGCTTGAAGAGGGTTCTGCTGAAGAGCTTGATTCTTTTATAGAAGAACAGCTTATACCAAATGGTCTACGTATTCTTGAAGAAACCGAAAAGCAATCTGACAATGGAAGTGCCGTACGGTTTATGATAGCAAGACCTATGAATAAGTAACATATAATGAGATTGGAGTCTTCGGACGAGGCTACTCTTAGAAGTAGTTAATCTCTTTGTATTGTACAAATAATTTGCAAATGCAACAGTTGCACATGAGTATAGCTAAAGGGTAGATCTAGAACAAGTGCACAACGTCTAGAACAAGACGTCTAGGCTACCCTTACTCATGAACATAATTTTTAAAAAAAAGGAGTGCTACGCACCCAGTATTTACTAAAAAAATACTGAGCAACAAGCTTGCACACAGCACATAAACATTGACTATTACAACAAATAAAGCTATTTTACACAGGGTAAAATGTAGTGTTTATATAGAGTACAGTAGTTGTGGACAACAAGTAAAACAGCAAACTGATTCCTTTATCTATGCTAATTAATGAAGGAGTAAACTATGAAATGTGTAATACACCCTAATGCTATTATTGAATGGCAAGAGGTAGTAGAAACTAAGAACCATCCCTTACTAGGAGATCTTGTAAAAATAACAAAAGATATACCGTATTGTCCTGAATGTTTTGAGGAATATACGGAAACAGGTACATACAATTCTAAGTTAGAAATGTGTGAACAAGATTACTTAGAATCACAAGTAGATAATTATATTGAAAACTATAGGAGCAAATAACTATGAATAACTATTCAGAAATGGTTGCAGTACAATCAATGTTAGATGATGTATATGATATTATGCAATCACTTGATACTGTAGATACCTTAATAAATAACTATGAACTAAAAGAAAATATGGAAGCAGTTGAATTGCTACATCATGCAATGAATAAATGCAACAACGTACATGATGTGATAAATGGATTGATAAAAAATTCAAAGGAATCATCATGAATGATTTACATGAAGAAATAGTAAATGATGCTGTGCAAGACGAACTTGCAGAAAAAGTATTCTCAATACTTGACGACTTAATTGACGATCAACTTAGTTTTATGTCGTATGAGTTCAACATAAGTACACAAAATATGAAGAAACTATATGAAGCGTACATAATACAAAAGGAGAAAGAATTATGAATGCAAATTCTGCACTAAAATTTACACGATTATTGGGTTATGTAACAATGACTGCAAATGGCATTCTTAATATTACATCTAAGCTGGCTAACAAAGCGACAGATGTAGTATTAGATCGTAGACGATACAAGGTCGAAGTTATCGTAGACGGAGCCACTATACGCACTCATGAGAACTGCAGCACAGCTAAAGTTCAAACAATCATGAATGCGAGTAGTAAGTTAGGCATTTCTCAGTTAATCGTTACGGAGATGGAATAACTCCATTGGTTAGGAAAGTGAGAACCAGAGTCGCCAACAACTTAACATGTGCGTTAAGGGTATCTCGGAACACACCGAGGGTCTGCGTGGATAGCATGCGACAAGGACAAAACAAAGTGGCTCTGGCTATCACTAAAGTATAATTTGCTTTGTCTATGGACTGATAAATACGTTTTCTAGGTTTACAACTCCTTGTCTTAGATAAAATACTGTTTATCTGGCTTCCATACGGTCTTGATGTCAGACGCAAAGCAAAATTTAAAAGGAAAACAACATGAAACAAACTACTGCACCAGATACTAGACCAGCTATAGCATTTGATACAGGTACTGAAGTAAAAACTATTATGGATGCATTACGTGCGTATAGGGTTTATGAAGTAACTGATGAAGAAAACAAAGAGTACATTAGAAAAATAGAAGATCAATTTGAATTGGTCTTAAAAATGTTTTTGAAAAAATAGGACAATGCAATGCAACCATCAATAATAGAGCCTCAATCAACAGAATTATCTAAGCAAAAAGAAAGGCTAGAAGCTATTCAAGATTTAGGATATAATGTTGTTAATTGTGGACATTGTGGAGATATAATTATCATAAGCACAACTAACAAAAGTGACTGGATTGAATGTCAAGGTTGTGGCTTTACTGGCGAACATTGTGATTATCCAGATTATGTCTACTAAAAAGGAGTAAGTAATGATAGCAGAAACAAGTAAGTTAGCATACAAACAATTAAACGAAAGTGGTATTGGAAAAACACAGAAGTCTAAGATTTTGTATTTAGTAAGAGATCATTATCAAAATACTAAAAAAGGATTGTCTTTAAGAGAAATATCTAATATGACAAACTTTGAAATTAATGCTGTTAGTGGAAGAGTAAACGATTTGAAAAAAGATGGATTACTTGAAACAACAGAAAAAAGAAAATGTTCTTATACTGGTGCAATGATAGCACCAGTAATACCAGCAAAAGAAAACGTAGTTTTAATACTATAAAAAAAGGGAGTAACAACATGAGCTTTATGATACATTGTGGTGGTAAAAAAGTAAACTTTGCAGAACTATCTGCAATAGAACTACCAGAAAAAACAGATACTTATGAACCAGTAGCTTTTTCTGATTTATTAACAAACACAAAACGTATTTGTGATGATTTACTAAATCTAGAATTTGTAGATCAGAAATTAGCTGTATCTAAAAATGAGCAACGATTCTTTGGATTGTTGCAGTACAAAGATCCAAGCAACGAAGAAATGGGTCAAGCTATTGGTATACGTAGCAGTCACGACAAAAGCATGTCTAATGGTTTTTGTGCAGGCAGCACAGTATTTGTATGTGATAACATGGCATTTACAGGTGATGTAACATACATGAGAAAACATACAAAAAATGTACTTGAAGACTTACAAGACAAGCTAGTAAGTGTATTGTACAAAAGCAAAGACAAGTTTTCAAACATCGTTAAAGATGCTGAAAATATGAAAGAAATAACTATTAGCACAGACGATGCATATAGTTTTATAGGCAGAGCTTTTGGTCACAAAACACTTGGAGCTAGACAAGCTAGTGATGCTATACGTCATTGGAATAGTCCACCATATTCTGAGTTTATGGATCAGAATGTATGGTCACTATACAATTCTTGTACAGAAGCATTAAAGAGTACGCCACCAAATAAAATACTAGAACGTCATATTGAACTACACGATAGAACATTATCTGAGTTTGGAATAAGCTAGTATTATACCTAAAGGAATAACGGTGTCATATATTGCTCCGCACGCAATCCACAACACTACATCCTCGTGCATGGCACCGTTTCCTTTATCTATGAAATCATTAAATAAAAAGGATAAACATGAAAGACATGAACATACATCAAAAGCTGAATATTTTTCAGACCTCACTCAAGGTTGAGAAAGGTCATAGAAACAATTTTGGCAAATACAACTATCGTAATCTTGCAGATATATTTCAAGCTGTAAAGCCATTACTTAGTGAATATGGATGTTACCTTACTGTTTCTGATGAAATTGTACATATAGGTAACAGCAACTATGTAAAAGCTACAGTTACATTTGGCGACGGTAGTGATGAAATATCTGTATTTGGATATGCTAGAGAATCTGTACAAAAGAAAGGTATGGATGATAGTCAAATTACAGGTGCTACTTCATCGTATGCTCGTAAATATGCATGCAATGGTTTGTTTGCAATAGATGATACTGCAGATGCAGACAGTATGGATAACAGAAACCATGTAAGTGTATTACAAGAAAATACAAAAGGTACCGTTGAGACAGTACCTGATAATGTAGTAAAACTTAAAAGACTTTCAAACTCTGTACACTTTAAAGATGCTGTAACAAAAACAGGTAAGTCTATTAGTGAAGGTGTAACTGAATGGCTTAAGAAGCAAAAACGTACTGATGCAGAAATACTTCAAAAGTACACACAGTTGAAAGATCTAGAAATAGGTTTTAAGAATAAACAAAATAAGAAGGAGAAGGCGTAATGGCAGGTGGAATGGAAAGAATAGCAACCATAACATCAATTGATGTGCAATACGAAACTAAACAACCTTGGATGAAATTTGTTCCAGACATATTTCTTACTGCAGAAGTAAAACATGACTGGGATGACAAAATCACCATATTTGGTAGTTTCAAAAAAGACATAGCCTTAGATGATAGAAAATCTTGGGGTAGTGCATTCAAAGTAGCAGAGTTCTTTGAATGTGCACTAGGCAAAAGAAATCTATTGGTGCAACCAGATTATAGTATTCCAGATGAATGGATACGTGACTGTATTGATCGTGAAATCAAAATGTGCTCGTATCCTACTACTAAACTAAAAGATTCTGGTAAACCATACTGGAACAACTTTGATAGAGTAGCTCAAGCTGGCTCTGTTGACGGTATATTGAAAAAGATGGTTTTGGATTCAGCAAAAGCTGGATACATAAAGAACTACAACTTTTCTAATGACCAGAATGGTGAAATTGATTTTAACTTTGGCAGCAATGTTAAAGAAGAAAAAACTACACCAGAAGTACAACTAGACGGCATAGAGCTGTAGACCATGAATGACACATGGTACGTAGAATATGCTATTGCTAATGTGTTTAATCGCAATCAGGTAGTTAACATCGAATCTTTCTCAGATATTGTTAAAAAGAATATAGGTAAAGAAATATACAGAAGCATGTATTTATACAGCGAAGATATTGTCGAATACCTCAAAGAGAACAAAACGGTAGTTGGATTCGATGGTGTACAATCTGTAGATAAACTAGTTATTGATATTGACTATGCTAAATCTCCTGATAGAGATATTGCAGGGCAACAAACTATTGATGACGTATTTAAAGTTATTTCGATAATGGATGAACTTAGTATCAGAGAACATCATTACAACATATGGTTTTCTGGTACTGGGTTCCACATACACTTAGCGGATGTATATGGATTCCAAGATCAAGTAAGTAAAAACCTTGCATATCAAGTACGTAGCACAATGCAACGTGACTTTGAGAATGCAATAGACAACATCTATGATTCTAGAAGATTGATACGTGCAGGGTTTAGTTACAATAGTAAATCAAAAACATACAAAGTTCCTATAGATATAAAAATGCTAGGCAACATGACCTATGACGAAGTTATAGAATATGCCAAAGATCCATCTGGTAAAAAACCAAATACAATAGTACATGAATCTATTATTGGTTTAGAACCTATGGATGTAAGTAGAAAGAATACAAATGAAGTACGTAAGGTCTTTGAAAATGCAAACGCATCTACGACTAGAATTATTACATGTGCACAGCACATATACAATGCTGGTCAAGTAGAAAAGAAAAGACACTTACATCTACAAGCTTTGGTAGCTATATGGAATAAAAAACTAGGTCTTGATAAACAAGGTTGTTTACAACTAGCAAGAGCGTACATGGATAAAATGGAAACTCCTCTTCCTATGGAAGAAGTTAATCGCATTGTTGTAGATCAAATGCGTAGAGAATACAATCATGGTTGCAATCATCCAACTCTTGTACCGTATTGTGATAGCAAGTGCTTTAAATACAAGTACAAAGACTTAGATGAAACTGCTAGTATTATTAATGCTAAGAACATGATTGAAAATCTTACAGAATACTATCAGACTGATTGGTCTGAGAGATCTTTTGATTTGCAAAATGTGTTTCCATTTATGAATAAATCACATTATTTTACAACAGGACAACTTATCACAATAATTGGAGATACAGGTCTTGGTAAAACTGCATTTGTTCAATACTTGATTACGCAAATACCTAGCATGAAGTGTTTGTTTATGTCTTTAGAAGTTGATGAAGAAACTATTAGTAGAAGATTCTTGCAAGCATCTCTAGGAATGTCTAAGAACGAAATAGCTTTGAGTTGTAAGAATAAAAATAATGAGATTTTGCTAGAAGCTGAAAATTCTATTGAACATATACAACTAACTTGTAAGTCACCAGACATACAGGAATTGCCAAACTATGTACAAGATAGTGAAGCAAAGATTGTTGTAGTAGATACAATAGATAGAATCCCTGCGAAATATGTAAGAAATGATGATCTTGTGCGACAAGAGACTATAGCCAATGCTTTGAAAGATATGGCTATGGACTTAGATGTTATTGTTATTGCAATTCATCATATCTCAAAATATTCATCGACAAGACTAAGCGAAGGACAAAAACTAGATGTACATAGTGGTAAGGGTAATTCAGCAATAGAACAAAAGTCAGATCAATACATAGCTTTTGAGAATCCAGAAATGGTTACAAATCCAAAATCTATGTTGCGTACTGTATCATCTCTCAAAGCTAGAGACGAATCAATGTTTAAGATAATGCTTAACTTCAACTATGATACATTCACATTTAGCAAACGTAAATAATCAAAGGGCACAGCTTCCTTTATTTGTGCCCTTTTGGTTCACATACTAAAGGAGGCTGCTATGCCAGTAGTAGAAATACATATCAAAGATAATGAAGTACAAAAAATATCAGGCAACAATGCCTACGTATTTGTACACGATCATGATATTAACGAAACCACAACTATGGTTTTTAAAAAACAGGAAGAAATTTATGATAGTACTAAGAACACTAGACATAGTATCAATGAAACTATTCAATCTTCAGAGAAGTGATAAGTATCCAATTAAAGGATACAAGTTTGTTATATTAAATATGTTTGGAGTATCTATTACAATGGACGACTCATTAAAAGGAGCAGTAGGAATATCCTTTGAGTTCTTACCATTGAGATTATTTATTGGATTTAATATATCTAATAGGTGGATTATATGAATAAATATAGAGCAAACATACAATCAGAAATGACTCAAAAACTAATATACTTTTTAAGTGAATTAGAAACTACAGATAGATCAAGAATGAGTACAGTAGGTAGAAACTGCTTAGATAACATATGGAAGTTATTAGGGCAGCCAACTTACAAAGAAATGATAATAGCAAAAGAAAAAGTTTTACACAATTTTGAGGAGGAAGAATGAAAACAGCAAAAACCAGAACAAATAAAACTATTAACATTGGTGATTGGGTAGAATTCAAAGCCGACATAGAACAATGTGGTAAAGTAATTGATATTAAAGGAAGTGGTAAGAATGCTGAATTAACTTTAGAAAATACAGATGGATTTGATGGAGAATATATCGGTGGAGAAACTATTACCTATATGGAAGCAAGGAGGTGTTTTTTATGAGTGGCAAAGCACCTAAACAAAAAGGTAACAGAATTGAAAGAGAATGTGTAAACTTAGCTAAAGGATATGGTTTTGAATCTAAACGTGCTTGGGGTTCTGATGGCAGATCACTAGGCTGGCATGAAGAAGTAGATATGATAGTTATACCACAAAAAGAACCACAAACTGCTGTTGGTGGTGGACAAGTAAGAAATATCTACAAGTTTCAAGTTAAGGGTCGTAAAAGTATAGCTGACTACTTAAAACCATGCGATGAAATTTATGGACAGATTCTAAAAGAAGATCGTAAAGAAGCTTTAGTGACAATACGGTACAAAGACTTGCTTGATTTATTTAAAATGATAGCAGGATAATGAGCAAGGTGCTCAAAGGAAGGCTCTTTTCCAACGATAGCATATGCTTAGGAAAGAGTAAATAAAGATCTTAAATATGTTTAACTGTAGTTGGCTCTAAGTTAAAACTGTTAAGATAAAGTTAAAAGGGGAGGAATACATCAATCTTCCCCTTTTAAAACATAACGAGGATAATATGCATGCAGATAAAATATATGAAATACTAGATAGTATACCTATAATAACAGAAAAAGACGAACCATTTGATGCTGAATTATTAAACAAGTTAAATGATATTCGTTTGTTAGTAGAAGATATGAATAAGGAAATACAACATGTTCGACGACTGGCTATTTGGGGAACCGATTACTAAAGGATTTGACGGTGCTTTATCTGAAGGTAAACGAACAGATGCAAGAGTAAAGTACTGTCCTGAATGCAAACTTTGTTGGGAGTTAGATAAATATCAAAGCCAACAATATCATAATAAAGAAAAAGATAGAAAGGCATACAACTATTATGAAAACTTTCCTAAATATGGAAAAGAAAAAAAAGTATGCCCTAGATGTAAACAACTTAAGTAAATCGAAGCAGGGAACAGTAGATAATATTCTATAGTGAATCGACCTTCCCTGCTGACGTTTAAGGAGTAAACATGGAATACATACAAAAATCAAAAGTAAAAAAGTTCATTAATAGCAAAGGTTACAGGTTACGTCCTGATGCACTTGATGGTATTAATAGAACTGTAGAAGATGTTATTACTTCTATGTTAAATAATGTAGAACAGGATGGCATGAAGACATTACTACCTCAACATACAAAAGTAAGTAATACTGTTGAAAAAACCAGCAATAAATCACCATACGTAAATATCAAACCAGAATTTGTAAAGTTTGCTAAAAGCGTACAAGATTATTGCCATGAACAGGCAGTTATACTGTCAAGGAAAGTATAATGAGATATTATTGGGAAGCACTATTTAGCACAGAATACTTTCCTTATTGGGAGTTTACTATGCTAATGATGTTGGCATTAAACATAAGCATTCTTTGGAGACTACACAGAGTAGAAAAAAAGATAGACGATTATGATGGTATATTATTGTTTCATTCCAAGCTTATGTCAAGCTTAAATAAAAAGATAGATAGACAATGATATTTTATCCAGATTGGTTAATTATCATAGAAGCTGTAAGCCGTTCTATATTGTATGTAGGAATAGCTTTTAGTTTATTTGTATACTTTTTATTAAAACTAAAAGACTAATATAAGATCTGCATGGGTATTTCCTGTGCAGATTTTTTTTAAGACTCTTCTAACAGTTCATCAATAAACATTCGTCGTTTTTTATCTGTCTTAGCACGTTCTATTCTGTTTATAAACTTATTGTAAGGTATTCTAAATAAGATTTCTGGAGCACGTTCTACACCTCTACCAACTCTATCATCAGATAGCTGCACAGCTTGACGTATACCTCTACCAAATGGCAACAATGTATACATAGTATATCCAGTAAACTCATCCCAATTACCAGTTAACAACTCCATACCTGCTTCTGGCACTCTTGCTATTGGAGGTTTTAAAATATTTAATGGCCCTAAAGGATCATCAAAGTATGCCAACTTTTTTTGTTCTTTAGTTCCAAATGTATAATCAGCAAATGCTTGTATCCAATCCCAAGGTGGTGGTAATACTGTATCAAAAATGCTAAACATAAAAGCAGCACCAAGAATGTACATCCATGTATCAATAGTAAAAGTATTTTTAAATGCTTCGTATTCTTTTGTATTAGGTTTTAACCCTTGAGCTTTAGCTTGTTTGTAAAATTCTTTACGAACTCTTACACTATTGAATGCAAACAGTTTAAATCTATTTAAGACCTTACCTGTAGTAGTAGCCATAAAAGGCGGTCTGAAAGCATTTTGATATAAAAATTGTGTCACTTCTATACCTTTCAAAGCTTGTTGAAAAACATATGGATCAGCAATAGTCATATCTTTACCTGCTTGACCAAATCCTTTAACAGTTTGCAATGCATGAGATAAGAAAGCATTTTTTCTATTTACACGTTCAGACTCTTGCATTAAAAATCCACCAGCTTTTGTAATAGTGTCAGTTACTCCGTATTTCTTTAATACATCTTTAGCACTTTGATCTCGTTCACCTTTTTTACTTTTTAGAGCTGTAATTAATTCTCTACTAAAATTCTTAATGTTTATACCAAGTTCTTTAAAACGAGCTTTAACTTCTGGATTTACTTCAAATTCATTTTGTATATAGTTATCATAAAAACCGTTTTCTTCTAACCATTTACTTAACATTTTTTTATCTGTAACAGGTGTGCCATTTTTCATAAATACTTTATTTGAACCATTAGAATCTTGTAATAGTAATGGCTTGATTACACTATTACGTTGAGCATCAATTAAATTACGCATTCCAGCACTACCTGCTGTCATAGCACCACCACCAAATATATTAGTAGAATACGATCCTGTATTAGCAAGCAATGATAATAATTGATATTTAGCTTCTGTTGCTCCTAAATTTCGTACAACATTATAAAAATATACTTGTCTTGCTTCTCTATTTTTAGGAATAGCTTTACTATTAAAAAATGGTATGGCTTCTTTACGACCAAATCTACTTCTGTATATTTTTTCAAGATTATTAGCCATTACTTCATCTGATGTTAAATAGAATAGATTCTTCTTATTTAAATGTAATAGTTTTTTACCTTGATCTGTTTTCATGCGAGTACTAAATGAAGTTTGATAACCCATGCTGCTCTCAGTATACATTCTAAGAAAGTCTGCCCAAACATCTACATAATTATTATATCTATATTTATTTGGTATTTCAGATTTACTTATACCTTTATAAAGTTCGGTAAACTTCTTTTTTTCTGGAACACTAGGTTTATATTCTTTCATATTAAACAAGAATCTATCAATATCTTTTTGTGCTTTAAATTTCATTAAGTTTCTAAAATAACCTTTTATTAAAGCACTTTGATAGTCATCAAATAAATCTTGATTACGTTTAAAAGGTATAGGATCATCACCTCGCTTACGTAAAGGAGATGCCATAGTACCATTAGATTGTTCAAAATCTATTTTAGGATCATCTGTTATAACTATTCTATCTCTATTATCTAAAAATGGATTATCTTGTGCTATGTCTCTAGCAACAATACTAGCAACTTTGGGATCTTGCCTATCAATCCATTCAGCTTGTTTTCTTTGTAAACCTTCATCTACGTTACGTATGCTGTGATGGATATATGTATCATAATTTCTTTTTCTACGAGCATTAAAAGGATTGTCTTTTCTAATTGCTTCTCTTAATTGTTTTTTATCACCTTTAACACCTAACAATGATTTTTCAAGTTTGTATTCATATCTATATCTTAATATTCCATCAATACCTACATTATTAATAATAGAATCATTTTGTCTTAGTTGATTCAAAACAGTTCTATCAAATAATTTAAAATCAAATCGACCATTTTTATCATAAGCTATGTATGAATTAATTTTACCATATTGATGATCTACATCAATTTTTTTCCAATCATATTCTTTACCAGATATGTCTTTAGTTGTTACCCAAAACTCCCACATATCTTTATTAAACTTTGTTATTTCATCATTTAATCGATTGAATTTATTTGTATCAAGAGAAGAGTCTATTTGATCAATAGATTTTTTACCTTCTCTAAAATCAATAATATTATCAATGTACTTATTACGTTTATTTTTATCTGAAATAGTGCCAAGTTCTTTGCTTAATCCAGAACGCATTGAGTCTTTTAATAAATTATATTTATTCTGATTACTTTCTGTTGCCTGTATATATCTAGCTATAGATTCTATTGGAGAATAAATATATGTAACATCTCTTGGAACAGCACCTTTTGATGTTAAAACTTGCTCTCGAACTGTCATGCCTCTTGATTGTAAATTCATAGCTTGCATTTGTTGAGCAGTTGTCATTGGTGCTTGATACCAATATTTTAGTCCAAACTCTAAACCTTTCTTAGTGTTAACACTATCATACCAATTATTTATAAAACGTATATCATCCATTGTAATTGTAGAAACATCTCGCAGCTGACCAGTTTGAGAACCAATAAACTGAGTAAACCAGTTGTTAAAATCAACAGACATTACAGATGTTTCATCAATTCTATTTTGCAGCCTTTCTACTTCTGCAATATCTCTTTTATTTAATGCAAGGTTTTTTAACTTACCTTCAGATACAATTTCGTTTAATGTTTGATATGTTTTTGCATTACTATTAATAGTGCTATTGTCAAGAATCTCTCGAACTCTGCCAATTTGTATTGGCCTATCATCTTCTTTAAGAACTCTGTTATATATCTCATCCATTTTATTATAAAAGTTTTTCTTTGTTCTAGGATCAATTGCTCTAGACGAATGCAACATTTTATAATATTGTGGTTTAGCAGGTTTGTTAGGGTTTAAATTTTGCCTTATAGGACTTAGAAGCCAGTATCCAAAATAATCTTGCAGTAAACCGTTTTGCAATCCATTAGTTCTTTCTATTTCTTGTAGTCGTTCCATTGTTCTACGAATACGAGCATCTATGTCTAAATTCATAGCATTGTCACGTTCTGGCTCTTTAAACACTTCAAGAACTTTACGTTTAACATCAAAAGCTTCTTTTTTAATATTAGGATATACATCGTCAACTACATTAACAAGTCTACCTTTATCTGAAAAAGCATTTTGTATATCTACAAATTGTTTAGTTAATAATTCTAACGTAGCATACTGACCTATATCTTTGCCAAATGTATCCAAAGCTTCATTAGGATCAGTACTAATTTGTCTAACATGTTTATTAGTAGAGCGAAAACTTAATTCTTCTGTTATAATATCAAAATGTTTTGATAAATATTCTTCTTGTTTCTTTTTGTTATCTCTTATTTTTAATTGACCTGTTTTTTGAATTACATAGCTTTTATTTAATTCATCATACAGTAGTTTTTGAACTTTATTTATTTCACCAAAATTAAGACCACCAGCAAATGTTTCTTGCAATTGACGATTCAAATAAATATTAACTTGATCTAATCCCTCATCACCTAGTCTTTGTTTTACGCTGTTTAAATCTTCTATATACTCAAATAATGTTTTAGAACTAGCTACACCCTCTGAATCAAATGAAGTTTGCTGTGGCTTGTTTAGTCGTACAGCATCTATTATAGCACTACTAATTATTGCTCTGTTATTTTTAGCTTTTGGCTTTGTAAATTTTATAAAACTATCATAGGTTTGTATAGGATTACCTTTAGGATCTGTTATATCAAACAATGTTTTAAAAATAAGATCTCTATGTTTATTGTATGGTAATATTGTAGGATCTTTACTAGAGTCAGCAGATTTATTTACAATCATAGTGCTTTTATCTAAAAACTCTTTAAATGATTTTTCATCTTTTACACGAATAGTTAAACCACCATCTTGTATAGAACCACCTTTTGATTTAATATAATCATGAATATTCATTAAATAATTCTTACCAGAAAGTCCAAATCCTAAACCATCCTTACCAGTACTAGAATTTCTACCAGCAAGAAACCTATAAGAAGGTGAAAATATATTAAACTTATTTTCAAAACCTTCTTTTAATTGCTTAGACATATTAGGATTTTCAAATCCTTTATTTAATTTATCTACATATGGTTTATCTTGCTCCCATCTAATACGTTCATCTTTATTTCTTTTATAATGATCAATAAGCTCATTGCCTAAACCTTGAAATATTTTGATGCTGTCAGAATCATGGTCTGCTCCACCAGAATATTCTTTGTCTTTTGGATGTAATAACGATCCTGCTCCTTTTTGATTCGTCCAACCTCTAAAACGTAAAGCACGTATACCGCTAATTGAATCAGCAGGTACACGTATAGTAAGAAAAGTAAGTGCTTCATCGTACTCAGCAAGAGCTTCTTTGGAAAGTCCTTTGGAGTAGTCCCTATTATACTTACTCCAAAGTTCGCCAAGAGTGAGTTGCTCGTTCCTAAATACCACAGGCATCTGTCTATGACCTTCATTTAAATATATTTCTCCATATTTAATAGTTCTATCGCCACTCTTAATTGGATCAAATTCTATGAATTGTACAGCCTCTTTTATTTCATACGGCTGCAACCAACTTTTACTAGAATACTTATACTTTGGATTAGTAATGCGTTTAGTAAAGTATTTACGCAATGCATTCTGATAATTGTTTTTTATAAAGCTTAATGTTCTTCTAGGAACATGTGTACCGCTAGTAACATTAGACAATAACTCATTTTCTGAATGATAATCTGCAAAAGACGAATCGTTATCTAATTCAATATTTTCATTAATAGGTTCGTCTAGAAAAAACTTACTGTCTGATTTCATTAACTTATCCATTAAGAATATTGATATAGGCTCAGACTGATCTACCATTAGTTTGTTTCTAGCAAAATCAAGAGGCAAGTCAAACAAATCTAGATTGTTATCATTGTACTCTTTAGCAAATGTTTCAATATCTATTTCATTATTATTAAAACGATTTACTATATCAACAGCTACATCAGAACCTTTATTTGAAGGTATTAATACTTTTTCAATAAAAGGCTTTAAGAACTCAGGTGCTTGAGTAGAATTAGTTTGACCATAAAACTGTAAAGGAATACTTTGTCCAGACTCAGTATCTTTTTTAACATTTTCATAAGTTCCAGAATTTATCTGAAGACTAGTAATTGGTATCTGTATTAATCGAACATTGTCAGATGTATACTTACCATCTTTACCATAAGCTAAATTAGTTATAGGCATATCGCCTTTTCTTTTAGCACTTGACGTATATACTATTTCATGTATTTTGTTTTGCTTCATAAAATCCTGCATAGCAGGCATAGCTCTAAATCCAGCAGATTTTTCTGCAAATATACCAAAAGGAGTTCTGTGAAATGCTACAGGCTTATCTGCACCTGTTTCTTTTTCATTTAACCCCATTACACGATTTCTAGCATTTAAAAAATCGTCTCTTATAAAAGTACCACCATCTGTGTTTGCTACGTCTCTATCATTTGTTAATATGATATTATAGGTTTGCCCTTGATTTGTATCTGCAACATCTCTAAAGCTTGATGGTGTCATATAAAAACTTCTAGTAGAAAACATCTGAGTACGTTTATTAAAGTCTACTACGTTTTTTAAAAAAGGTGAGTCTTCTTGTATAAACCTATAAGCATCTTCTACAGGTATACCCTCTAACTGTGTTTCATTTACCACATTAGATATAAACTTTCTTCTAAATATATCTGCTACATTTTCGCTTTTTCCAAATAAATCATACTCAACTTGCAACGCATCATTATAATCTTTCTGCAGTTCTTCAACACTCCTACCAGATCTTGATAATATATTAAATATATCATCGATTGTATAACCATCATCTCTAAATTCACTAGTAAAAACATTAAGTTTATCTTTATTAGCACTATAGATGTATCTATTATTACTGGCTAAAACGTCGTTTATAAGTTTTAATTGTTCTTTATTAATGCTATATACTATTTTATTGTCAACTAATTTTTGTTCTAAAATCTTTACAGCTTTGTTTCCTTTTTCAGTAGGAATAACAGCATGAGTCATATACCGAATATTTGCATCAGGTAAAAACTTTTGTATAGGTAACTGAGGAGCTTTTTCTCTAATAGTTATATCATTAATTCTTTCATTATCTACTAATCTTAATCTTGTATTTTTACCTAGTACATAAGGTAAATCAATAGGTTGCAGTATTGTAGACTTATCAATAAAATATTGTGTTAAAGCTTTATTAACATTGGGTGTAATAGCATTACCAAACTCATTTTTTAAATTTGTACGAAATACTTCTATGTCGTTATTAGAGTTTTCAAAATTAGTTTTAATAACTTGTACTATGTCTGAACTAGTTTCATATTTATCTGTACTTTTTAATATTCTTTTAGCAGTACTTCCTAGCGTAGATACTTCTTTATCTACTGTATCCATTATATCTACTTGTTCATTGTTGTATACATTACTTTTAAACTGAACAGCATTACGTATTTCATTTCTACCAGACTCATACAACTGCATAGCTTTAGAACGATAATAATCAAGTATATCTCTTTCAGTATACTCTAAATTATTTCTTTCAAAATGCTTTATAGCTTCTTGTCTAAAATTAATGTTCTGTCCATTACGATTAGCTTGTGTTCTAAGGTATCGTAAAGCAACACCAGAACTACCACCAGCTTCATTATTGCTAGACTCATAACCCATAGGATGCTCATATCTTATATAATCACGAGCTTCTTTACTTATGTTATTAAAATCTTTAGATTCTTCTGGTCTAAAATTTTCTTTGGGATCACGATTATTGTTAAACCATTTAGATGCTTCTCTGTCTACAGCAGGTCTAGCGTTATAACCAAAGTAACCACCTAATAAATAATTGTATATTTGCATTTCTGTAGGCTCATCTGCAAGTGTGCTAGGTAATCCAGTTATTAAAGAACCTACTCCAGCACGTAACATTTGATTAGCTCTTTCTATTTGTTGTGGAGAACCTTTGTACAGATTACCTATAGAAACAAAATTACCAATACCACCAAATGCTCCACCTGCAATAGCACCACCAATAAATCCATCTAGTACAGCATCTTCTCCTTTCCAAAAATTGCTTATACCGCTTGCAAATGCTAGTCCTACGGCTTCATCTGCTATTTGCCTACCTGCAGTACCACGTTTTAAAAATTCTGCAGAATCTGCCCCTGTTTTTGTAAGTATTTTGTCAAATCCATACTTACTAGCTCTACTAGCTAACATTGGAACAGACTTTGTACTTAGTATGTCTATATGATCTAATGCAGCTTGAGTAAAACGACTGCGTTGTAATGTTGAAGATAACGGAGATAATCCTTTTTTACCTGCCACACGTTGTGCAACTTTGGATGCAGCTAAAATAGGAGCCTTTGCAATTCCTGGAGCGAAGCCTACTAGGTGTCCTATTTGTCTAAATATAGCCTCGCCTGTATTACGAGGTCTTTCTGACATAAGATCAAAAGTAGTAAACCCTTCTGCAAATCCAGCAAATGATTGACGTATAGCTCTGTTTAAATTAAACTCGCTATTAAATCGTTTAAAATTTATGCCATTATCGTATGCTAATGCTTCCAGTTGATCTAACTGATCATCTGTAAACATAGTAGGATTTGATCGGTACGCTGTTACTAATTCACGTACCTTATACGATTCGTAAGGTGATGCCATCAATTAAAAAGGTAACTCATTTGGTCTACGATCAATATTGTCATATCTACCAAAATTAAATCTTCTTATATAATCAATATTTCCAGAAAAACCATCTCGGTATTTGTACAATTCATCTAATGCTTCATAAGCATCGTAATCACCCATATCAGCCAAATTTTCTAGTCTTCTTATTTCTATATCTATGTCATTATCAATACCAGATGTTAACTGAAGTAAATTTCTTTTTGGAGCACGTGTTTTAGAATCAGGGCCTACTAATAAATCAAATCTAGTAAAAGAATTGTCCCTTGCTAATATTTCTCTATCTATACTTTCATCCTTAATTCTTTGAATAATTTGATTTTTTTGTGTTTTAGTTAATTTATTTGGATTTTTAATTGTACGTGGATGCTTATTAGCATAATTTATTAAACTTTGCCTATCAAAATAATTACCTTTATCGATCATATCAGTAATTCCCATATTCTCTGCAAACTCACGTATTTCAGATGGTGCTGTTGTTTTTCTTGTTAATGACCTAGAAGGATTTGTTCTAGATAAATTTTTCATTTCTCTATATGCAAGCCCAGCATCTGTAGGAGCAGGTCTTCTTATTCCTGTTAAAAATCCTAAAAGATCACCTCCCATAGGAATAGCTTCTCCAGCTCTACTTGTCATAGGTATTGGTTGACCACTAGTAGAATCTAATGGAAGTCTGTTTCTTCTAACTTGACTTCTAGTTTGACCACCTAATAAACCTTGACCACTTGGCAACAAACGTTGACCACTTGTTAATTCAAGTAAATTAGATCGTTGTGGAGAAGGAGTTCCATATCTACCATATTGAACAGAACCACTTAATAATGGTTGCGTATCTAAAGGAGATGGACTACTTCTAAATCTATTAATTATACCTCTACCTCCTCTTACAGCACCTGCACCTAGTGCAGCACCACCAGCTAAACTACCTAATAATCCACCTACTGTTTCAGAAGTAGCTTCACCAAAAACACTTTCACCCCTAGATACTGGTCTTAAAGTATCAGGAAGAGCACCTAATAATGCTGTATCAGCAAAATCAAACAAACCTTTACTAATAGCTTTATTTTCTTTTTTAAAATTAGCTTGTAGTGTATTTGCTAACCCTGCAATAAACTCAGCTTCTTCGTCTGTATATCTTTGAGGATTTTTATTGTAGGAGTCTATTATTTCTAATATTAAATATGGATCCATATCATCTCCTTAAATTTTGCATCATTAAATTCATAAGATTACCTCTTGTTGTGTTTTGATTTGTTACCAAATCTAAACCGTATGTTGGAAGAACTCCACCAAAATCAGGTAATTGAAATTCAGGTAAAGTTGGCCTTGGCATTCCAATAAATTCTTCAGCAGTAGGTGCATAAAAATCAAATAACCTTGGATTTGTACCAAATGCACCAGATTGATTGTAAGTTGTTATAAACTCATCATAAGCATCTTGAGCTTTTTTTGCTTTTTGTCTATCTAATTGTTGCTGTATTATAGCTCTGTTAGACTTCGCAATATTTAATGCTTGTTGTTCCTTTCTATTTAACCTGTCTTCTGCTAAGTCAAACCTTCTAATGTCTTCATCAAGTCTATCACGCTGCATTTGCATTTGCGTATTAAACTGTCTGTCATCTTGTTGCATTTTTCTATTAGCCATTACATAACCAAGTAATGTATCTTGTAGTTGATTGACTACATCAAAACCTACTAATGCTGTATCTACTGCCATTTTATACTCCTATTAATTTTAAACTCTGTTCCAACTAGAACCATTCCATCTATATTGAAATCCATCAGCACCTGTTTCTATAATTCCTGCCATTGTATTATTTACTGGATCATATCCTGATGGAATAGGCGGGGGTTGTGATGTTTGTTCAAATTGATTTCTAAAATTATTAACAAGATCTCTTAAGCCTCTTAGTCCACCTCCTTGAGAAGGTGCATATTCACCAATTGTAAATTCATCTTCACCAGATCTTTGTATATTTCCTAATGCTGTTGTTAGTGCATCCTGAAAACCAAACTGTGCATCTAAAACATCACCTCTGTATCCACCCATTGCTTGAGATAAATTAGTTTGATATTGTTGATTAAGATCTCGTAATCCAGCAGTTATGTTAGATTGTCTTCTACCAAAACCTTGAGGCATGCTAGATATACCCATACCTCCTGTCATATTTAATAAATTTTCTTGACCAGATAATCTTTGAGCAGATAAATCATTTCCTAATCCATATCTAGCCATAGAAATTTCTTGTTGCATACGATTTGCTGATGGTAAAAATATTTGACTTGAAGGATCTAATCCTTGAACATTAATTCCAGCAAAATCTTGTAAAAAAGCTAAAGGACTAGAAGTATCTGCAGGTGGTTCATTACCTGTAGGAGTTACGTTCCAGTCATAATGATAAGGTGTATGTGCCATTAACTACCTCCTTGAGTTAGATAACTAGGTAAAAATGGATTACTCATTGCAGATGCTTGACTATAAGCTTGATTAGATAATGGCCCCATTCCAGACATTGTACCTGTATCTATATATGGACTAAAAATATTACTTACTGGAATTCCTTGTGCAGAAGGAATTGGAGAAGGAACTATATTACCAACATTTGCACCTAAATTTACACCAGTACTACTTGCACCAGCAGATGATAAATTTAATAAATTATTTGGAGGAGGAGCCATACCACTTGGAAGTTGACCCTTTAACATTTGAGATGCTCTACTCAATGAAGAAGGTTGCAACGACGATGGTTGATAAGCTTGTGCACCAGCAATATTAGCTTCTGGAGCATTCATAACTGCATTAGTTACTGGAGGATTTAATAAGTTTTGACCGTAATTAAAACCTGCAGCCTTAATTCCTGTGGTAAGTGCTGAAGATAGTATTCTATTATTTAATGCATCTTGAAAACTATCTATACCTCTATTGTATCTATCTTTAACGCTTTGAGAAAATTCTTTTAAGTCTCCAGTTAATGCATCACGATTCATTCCAAGGTCTACTGCATCAGAACGCCTACCGCCACCAAGTTCTAAACCAGCTCTTGATCCTATTAATGACCCAGCAGTTGCTCCTAAACCTGTTAATGCTGCACTACCTAATGCTGCACTACCTAATAAACTAGCTCCACCAGTAAAAGGAGCCAATGCTAACGCTCCTAAGAAACCACCTAGTCCACCACCAATAGAACTAAAAAGTCCACCTCTTTCTCGTCTTTTTTGTTCTTTTTCTAGTTGTCTCTCATAATTTCTTTGAGTCTCTTGTTGTTGTTGTGTTAAAAATAAATTCTCAATTGACATTACTATCTCCTATTAAACTTGTATTTCTGTTTTCCAAACTGATGTTACATACCAATCTATTTCACCAGAAGGATCTGCTCCTGCCTGTACAGATATAGCGACTTTATCTTTTGCTCCTACTGTAGGAGGATTATCAAAATCAGATCGATTAACTACTATAGATGTATTACTTGCAAGAGTTGCAGTATACGTAGCTGTTGCAACAGTATCTACAGTAGCATCACCATCATCTTGTTTTTTAATTTTAAAAGTAAGATCTGCACTAGTATCTGTTAATGTTTCTGGTCTAAATAAAATCTTTTCGCAACTCATTGTATATGGTGTTAAATATGCTGTGTACTCTTGATCCATACCTGTTTGTTCGGTTATAGAAAACCAAGGAAGAAATACTTCTGATGTTGATATATCATCTTGAAAGTTATGCACAAACATACGATGATCTATAAACTTAGTATCATACTGTAAATTTTTAGTTCTTATTGTACCCTTTGATATAATGTCTTCATTCTTAAACATATCTGATCGCCAAAGAATACCTTGCTCTTTTCTATATCTAGATAGTATTCCATCTTTTCTAACATACAATACTTCTTCACCTTCTTTTAAAATAGCAACAGACGGCTTATATCTAGCTACGTGTATCTTGTTTTGTTTTAAATCGGTTAATCTTCTGCTAACTCTATCCATTATACATTTTCCAACTTTTTAACAAGTCTGTATTCAAACGTTATATTGTTTATAAAAACAGTAGCACTTGTTGTTGTAGTATCTAATTCAAGCATATACGTAGAACTTTCTGCTGGTGTATCTAAAGACCACTTACCTTTTATCCAGTTATTAGTACCTGTTGTACTAGAACCTGATGAAAAAGATTCAAAACTGTATCCACCATTTTTGCTATATTTTATTTTTGAAGATATATCTGCTGTGCTTTTGTATTCAACATGAACAGCGTACAGTTTCTTAATTCTATTTGGCTGATTAAAATCAAAATTCTTTGTCTTAAAACTTATATTCTGCATTGCAACTGGAGTTCTATTATGTTGATAAAACTCTAGACTACTTCCTGCATCAATCGCTACAAGAGATTGACTAGAAGATGTTAAGTTAGAAACAACAGGATTTGTTATACCATCATGTGTAAAATCTTTTAAGAATGTAAAGTTACCTCTTTTTAAATCGTATGCGTAAGCATCACCATCACTCGTACAGTTTTTTATAACATACACTAAGCTTTTTAATTCATCATATATAATAATTGTATTGTTAGAAAAAAATGTACCCCAAACATCATCATCTATTTTATTTTCAGACAAATTCTGTATTGCATTTCCTGTATATAAATACAAACCATTTTTATTTACCCAAACAACACCGTATTGAGTTTTATAAACTGCACCATGATGTTCTACGCCCATAAGGTTTTTTGTGTCTTCTAAAAACCAGTTAGCATCACTTGGTGAAGATATATTTATAATATCCATACTGTTACGTTTATAAGCTAATAATCTATCAGCATAGGACTCTACGGCTATATAATGATCTGCATCCCCTTTGGCTGCATCAATAGTATTAAATGATGGAAATGTATCTAATCTATTTGGCATACTATACATTATCATATCAGGATGCACAGTTAAATCTGCAGCATTAGCATGTCCTACTATTTTATTAGAACCTTTTGATTTGTCAGCAGTTCTAACGTTGCAAACAAAAACTCTATTATTAGATACAACTGCATCTTGCCAGTTCTCACCATCGCCACCTAAATGATTAGTAAATATACTAGACGGATAACCATTAATAATTTCATAGTTTAATAAACTTAACTCTGTTACTTCTAAATAATCTGTTACAGATGTACCTATGTAATGTTCATCTCCAGAATTTTGTTTCCAATCAGTAAAGTCTCCTTCAAGACTTGTACGTGCTCCTTTTGTAAGATCAATATCTACAAGAAGTGTAAACTCATCATCACTATCTTTTTTACGAATATATATTCTACCACCTGATATTCTAGAATCATAATCTCCTTTAGCACCTATTTGTATTTTTAAAGACTCTAAATCTGTATGAGTTAAACTAGTATCTTGAGTAGATGCTTTAGTAGTATCATCTTTTCCATAAAGAGCTAATAAAGATTCTTGATTATCATCGTAAATAAAAGACTGTGCAAACTCATATTCACCTCCCTCTATAGCACCTACAGAACCAGATGAAAATACTTTTAATGTAAATCCTTCGCCTGCATCTGGATATGTTAACGTATCTCCACCTGCATTAAAGTATTTCATGTTACTTCCAGTATCTGTAGGAGGTGCTAAATCATTGTCTTTTGCAAAATAACCAGAGTAAGATTTACTATTTAAACTACTTTTAAAATGTGTTCTTGAAATCCAACCAAACCATTGTATTTTACCTTTAGTTCCTACATTAGTATCGCAACATCTAATTTGATCTTCAGATTTATAATATAAAACTTTACTAGATTGATCGTCTGTACTAAAACCTTGCAATGTAATTGCATCTTCTGTGTAATCTGTAACACTATTTGAATACACATCTATCTTGTGTTCTTCTGGATGTGCTATTAAAACTATTTTATCTCCTGATAAAATTCCAGTCATTGTTCCAGAACATGATGATAAAATATTTGCTACTCCAGTTCCTCCTAATTCTGTATCTATCTGAGGAGGAGTTGCTCTATCTAAATATATTTCAGTACTGCCATTTCCACCAATAACTGTATAAATTCCATCCATTGATCCATCTGCTATTGTTTGAGCATAACCTGTACCACCAGAACCATCCATATTAAAACCTGAGAGAATTATTTCTGTTCCACTAGGAAACCAATTATGAAGATTTATAGCTGTACCAGCAACAGCATTAGATCCTTGATTATAGTTTACTTTATCGTCTCCATCACTAAATGCAGTTACAGTATGTTTATTATCTCTTGCACTTGGATCTGTTACAAATCTAAATCCTCTATTTGCAGCATTTCCAGTTAATGTTAATGACCTTGCTGTTCCATCGGCAAAATGATCTGTTTCAAAATAACCTAATCCATAACCGCCCTCTATCGCATCTATATGGCTAGTATCTAAAGCAGCAACTTTATTATTGCTTGTATCTTTCATAGATAAACCAGAATCAATTACACCTTGCCTAGTAAACATAATGTTTTGAGCATCTGACAATTCGTTATCTTGAATATCAGATGGATCTTTTAGATTATTAATACCACCACTAAAATCTCTTACTGGATATAATGCTTTAGGCATTAAACTGTTTCCCCCAAAATGTACATTGTCCGTTTACTATTTCTATTGGTTCTATTTGAAAATTGCCTTTTGGCTTATCAAAAAATGTTACAATGCCAAAGCAATGATTCCAATTATGCAATCTACCTTTTAACCATTTGTTTTTATTTGGTCTCATATCTTTTAAGCAACCCATTGACCAAGCTGCAATCGTGCCAGAGTCTAGTTTAGTTAAACTATGTCTTTGAATATCGTGAGTATGTCCATAAACAATATTAGAACCGTAAGCTTCTAGATGTTTTTTAGCATGATAAGTTGTAGCATATGCACCATGTATAAAGTTTAACTTTCCTATCTTTAATGGTTTATTGTAAGATAAATAATGATAGCCTCTTTCTTCCCATCTGCAAGCTTCTTTAAACGTATAACCTTTAAGATATGGATGCTTATTTACAAAATGATCTAACCATTCATCATGATTACCTGCTAAAATGTAACGCTCTTTGCATTCTATTTTATCAAGCACTTTGTCAAACATGTCAATACCTTTGTTTACTTTTTCTATTTCAAGATCTACGTCTATTAATTGATGTTCAAGATTTGGCAATCTTTTACCTTTAAATCTCCAAGCAGAAACAGAATCCCATTCACCAACATCACCCAGATTAATAAATATTTCTGGTTTGATATATTCAATTGCTTGCAATGCAATATCTATAGCTTTTATGTCATGAACAGGAAAATGTTGATCTGGTATAACTACAGCTCTTTTCATTTATTCCATTAATTCAAAATGTACTAGATCATCAAAATTATTATCTTTGGTAGTACGTTGTCCTTTAAATTGACTACTGGCATTCCAGTCGCCTCCCCAACGGACTTTATAGCCTAGCCTATTTGCTGTTGCTAACATCCATCCACCTAAATAATGAAAATCATCTCTAGCTTTCCAATCTATAGGATATGGTGCTATATCAACGGCCATGCCTAAAACGTGTTTACCAAACTTTGTTTTGCTTTTGCCTTCAGCAACTAATTGATCTTGTCGCTCTTGACTTCTTTTTCCTTCAATAACTGTAATATCAAAGTACTTAACAACCTCACTTAGAAGATGTACAAGTCTTTCATCAACTCCTTCAAGTCTTTGCTTACTTCTTTTTCCTAATCTTGGCATTATTTCTTTTTACGTTTTGACTTAACAATCATTCTTTGAAGTTTTTTAGGTAGTGTCTTTTGCTTTTTAGTTAGCATTGACTTACCTTTTTTCTTCATTGGTTTACCTGATTTTTTCTTTTTAGGTCTTCCAACCCTTGATCCGTATGTTCCTTTACCCATTGGCATTATTTTGCTCTCCTTACTTTTCTTGCTATTGATTTACTATACTTAGCTTTACCCCTGCCTTTAGCACTAGCAGCTCTTTTTCGCCTGTTAGTAGATGCTTTTTGACTAGGCGTTAAGCTCTTTCTTACTGATTCTGGTAGATAACGACCACGTTTCTTTTTAGGTTTTTTCTTATCTCCTTTGCTAACATAATCCCATTTTTGTTTTGACCATTTAGATAGCTTATTACTTGAAGATTTTTTACCAGAGTATCTACCTCCCATATCTTTATAATATTTAACAGCTAACTGCATAGCTCTAGCAGAATGTTTTCCACCCATTTTTCTTTTAGCTTTAGCTTTTGCTCTTGCCCACTTAGCAGGGTCTCTCTTTTTAGCAGTAGCCATTATTTCTTAATCTTTTTTACTTTACCATTTTTGGTTCTGGCAAACTTATGTGTTTTAGTTTCTCTTATGAGAGTACCATAATGTTTTTTGCCTCCCCACATCCAACTAACTTTTTTAGCCATAATTTACCTATTTCTTTTTTTTGTGTCTTTTTGCAAATGCTTTAGCTGCAGCAACTGAACCAAATCCCCATCTTTTTAAAGCTAATGCTTTTCTCGTAGGTCTTCCTTTTGAATCTTTCATTGGCCCTTTCATTCCTGCAAACCTTGCAGCAAAACTAACTCTTCTAGGACTAGTGCCTTTACTAAGAGGAGGTTTTAAATTGCTACCCTCTCTTTTAGCAGAAGCTCTACCTTTTGCATTTAAACCGCCTTTAGGATTTTTACCTGCTTTTCTTTGCCACGCAGGTGTTTTATAGCTTCTCTTAGTTGATTTTCTCTTGGCAGGCATTATATACCAATTTTTTTAAGAAGTACACTTTTGATTACTTTCCAAAGTGCTTCAAGGATCTTTTGCTCTGTAGCTTCTGAAATGATAGGTATGTCGACTGATTTATTTATTTCAGCAATTACCTCTGCACCATTTTCATCTGATAAAAGATCATCTGCTATTAACTTCGCTAACATAGTTAACTCCTATTTTTAACTGTTTTTATTTTGTATGTAAGATACACAATAGTCATTATGCCTATAATACATTGTAGTATCAAGTTTATTTCGGCAAGATGTATGCCGTAATTCATAAAAGATACACCAGAAACCTTTAAACTGTCCATTAGTGTTTTCCATTAATGCGAGATAGACTACCTTCTACTCGGCTAATTTGATTATCTAAGTCGTTAATTTCTTTAGTAATTGCATCAAACTTTCTATCTAATTTATCATCAGACTTGTTCCAACGTTCAATTAATTTAATAATCATGCCTTCCATGTTTTCCAAGGTTTCTGATTGACCTCTATTTTCTGTTTTTAAATCTTCTAGAGTTTCTTGTTGCTTTGCTGATTTATTAGATAGTGATACTACTAGATACACAAACATTGCACCTACTACACCTATCATCCCTGCTTCACCGTATACTGCCATAAAATCCATCAGAATACCTTAAATGGTAATAGGTTCCAAATATACATAGAAACAAAAGAAAACATACCGCCTAATACAGTCGCTATTACATCTTTATTAGACCATGCTTTATGATCAATATAGTCATATAATTCTTTACCAAAAGCCAATATAAACAATACAATCCATGATTCTGTAATTGCAAATCCAGCAGATCCTGCCATAAAATGCATAAATTTATCAGAGCCAAATTGAAGAAGAAAATCATTTACCTTACTCATTTTCTTTTCCTTTTTTTATTCCAACTAAGTGGATTAATGTTAAATTCTTTTTCATAAAACTTTACTTTCTCTGCCAGTTCTTCTCTTTCAATCCTTTCTTCCACGATATGTTTATCAAGTAAGTTCCCAATTTGTTCATTAGCATCAAGCATTTTCCCTTCAAGAGAAGCAATTCTAGTTTCAACCTTCCAATACCCATATATTAATGCACCAACTGCAAGAAATACATTAGCAAGAAACTTTATATTAAGAGAAATAACAGCGTTGTCATCAATAATAGCACCTCTATAACTGCGAGCTGTTTTAGGTTTTTCACTCATTGAATCCTTACTTCTTCCCATTGATTATGTAATATGCAATAATTATCTCCATGATACAGCTTACCAGCATACCAATGCATTGTTGAATCTTTTGCTATAATCTCTATAAATACAGTATTTGTATCTGTTGGTGTTAACTCGTAACCCCCTACAGACCAGCCAGAACTACAATTAAGATTTGTAGATGTAAACAACAGGAATATTATAACTCGTACTAACATTTGCATTTACATTTGCATTTTTCATAAAAGTACATCCTTACTTTAGCACCCAGTTCATAGTCATTTGGGTATTTTTTTATTAGTTTTTTAATCTTATTCATAATGTCTTTATTACATGATTTTCTAATTTATGTTTACCTACAATCATTCTACCAGTTCCACCGCCATGTCTAGAATCACATTCATCTACATAGGCTTTTTCAATAGTATCCCAACTATCACTTCTTTTAATTATTTCACCATCTAAAACTAAAAAGTATTTATACCTAGAAGGATAAGTCAGGGTCTCTACCGTACCATCTGGATATGTCTTTTTTCTAACAACACCGGG